ATAGTCGACATGATGCCCGAATTCGTGAGTCATAACTGATCGCACTCCGGTCATAGGGCGACCGTTGACAATGCGAGAGGGGTCATAGGAACCAGCGACAAACAAACCGCTCTCTTGACCCCTCTTTACTGCATCGTCAAATTTCTCCTTGGTGTAGAGCGAAGAGATTCGGATCCTGCCACTTCGATATTTCTTGGTTACAGGATCCCAAACCGGTTGGCGAGCAGACATAGCGGCGCTTATGTACGACCCTTGGATAACGCCAATCCGTTCAGCAACCTCAGGAAACAGTGCAGCATTTTCAACAAATGCAGCGGCAGCCTCGTTAGCGACGTCAGGTTTAATTCCAACAAGATCGACTTTGATATTTGGGAATCGGCGCTGCCATTCCTCTTCAATCGCATCGGTCGTCGGCAAGTCCGTCCACTCGGCAGCAGCGATTCTTGTGGAGGCCGGGACATCAGCCTTCTTGCCACCCCAACGGGCATTAGCGGCGAAACGTGCAGCCTCTTCCCGGGTAGCGAATTTACGCTTGTAAGCCTTAGCAACCCTCGAAGTCGGAACAGGAACTCCAAGGCCCTCAGCAAAACCATTGACCCAAGTAGTCGCATAAGGGCGAGGACTGTCGCTTAGATGTATCTCGGCCCACGACTCGGCGAAGGCTTCATCAGGATCGGCAGCCCCGTATTCGGAAAGAGCCTTACTAATTTCACGCGATCCGGTGGTTTCTCTTCCGAATTCGTTTATTTTCGTTACCAGTGGCCTAGTGCTTTTCCAAGCAGCACTGTTGCCTTTATCAAGAACACTTTGCAAGTCGTTTTGCCATCTAACGTCGCTGGAACTTTGCTTACCCATATGTCGTGCAACCGCATGACCGAATTCGTGGACAGCGATGTATTCGCCCGCCTTCACGTTGGATCGTGTCGGGACAACCCAACCGGAGTATTGGTTCTTACTGAAAGCGTCTTGAACGAGGTTGTCACTGTCTTCCGAGAAAACGATGAAGCCGTATTTCATCGACGTTCCACCGAAACAACCGTTTGGCAAATAGCCCAACAGTTTTGTGGTCTCGGCATCGCTCAAACCCAACTTTTTTTGAACGGTTGGTCGGTACAGCGGCGAACTTGTTCCTCCGACAAACGAAAGTCCGGCAGCGACATCCGGGTATTGCTCAAACATGGCATCGAGCCCAGCAGCGGCTTGTCTAGCGAAACGGATTGATACGCCCTCGAAACCGCCGGGAACTAAATCCCCGTGCTTGTCGTTCCAAGCAGCGTTGACTTCGTCAATAGTTTCAAGTTTTGTCCAGTTGACTTCTTTAGAAGCAGAAGGTTTCGGTGTTCGGTTTCCCCAGCGTGCGTTTGCTGCTGCCTGTGCGGCCTCACGTCTAGTCGCATACTTGCGCTGATAAGCCTTTTCAACTGAAACCGGGTTGAGACTAGGTTTCCAATTGGGGATCAGAACCATCGTGCATTTGCAATTGGGATGATCCAAAGGGCCCATCTTGCCGTTTGAGAATGTCTCTAACATTCCGACCGTTTCGCCATTGAGTAACTTGCATCGATCGCATGGGCGAGTGGCGAACCAGCGTTTCCCGGTCGTGTAAGGATCAATAAGCCCGGAGTCGGCGGCTTGCAACCATGACAGATAGCGGCCGTACATAGCGGCCTGACCGGTTTCAGTGCGGGCAATGGTCATGGCACGTTTGCGAATAAGGCGGGCCCGATACTTCTCCGCCAACTCGGCAGCCTTTTTCATTGCCGTTTCATACGGCATGGTCTTCGACAATTGTTCAAACTGACGGCGTTCAAAGTTCTCTACTGCCCGGGCCCAACGATCGTGCAAGCCGATGCTGTTGCGGAGTTCTGCTGCGATCTGATCGACGGTGCGGCCTTCACGGAAAGCCCGAGCGACGACATCACGAACGGTTTGCTGAACTTCTTCGGTCACCTGCTTTATCAATTGCCCAACACGGTCTTCTGCGTAGGCAATGGCTCGGGGATCGGTGATATCGAAACGCATAGTTGCGTTTACGGTTCGAGACAGCGGTGCTTCCTGTTTGACAGCACCCTGAAGAATTGCCGCTTTCAAGGGATCGAAGAGTTGACGGAGGAACCCTTCAAAGCCTTTGAGATCCCCAATTAATGCAGTCCAATCGGCGGTTGCAAGGTTTGTGAGGTCAGGGTTAATCGCATTGATGGCACGTCGATAGATGTCAATGATCTGATTGACGAGAATTGAGTCCCCTGTGGGGACTGTTGCTTTGCTGAGGCGTTGAAAGTTGAAGGTCACGGGTTATGCCCCGTCTGCCGGAATGTCCTCTGCTGGGCCTGAGTCAGTCGCATCGGCAGAGCCGGTATCGGCTGCCATTTGTGCTTCCATGTCGGCTTGGGCTTGGGCGTCTTCAGCCTCTTTAGCGTCCCGAGCCTCATGGTCGATTGGGGGAAGGGAAGCGATCTGCCGCATATGGTCTTCGAGGTCTTCGTCGGTGACGATGATGCCAGCCGAGGTGAGTTTCGAGACGTAATCGGAGATTTGTCCGAGATCCACTGCGGTGACGTCGCCGATAACAAGTTTCGGGCAGCGGGTGACATCCATGCCGTTGACTTCAAGGAGACGTGGAATCGCATGATCGTTGAAGACATCAGCGATCATTTTGCCCCACGCTTCAATGGCAGTGGTGAACAGGTCGACCTTTGATGAGCCGAGGGAGAACGATCCGACGCTTTCGTGGCCGAGCAGAATGAAGTCGGCCAGCACGGTCATAGCGATTCGTTGGTCGTAACGGGAAATGGTTTTGTCAATGTCGAACTGTCGGGTGCCACCCGAGTTCAGGAGACTGAATTCGACGAGACGGCGTCCTTCGGAATCATGCAGCATGGGCATGACGATGCCTTCTGCTTCGTTTCGTTTGACACCTTGGACGATGGCTTGCACTGAAGCGAACGCTGATTTTTCGTCGGCAGTCGCATCCGATGACATCCACTGTGGTGGAACCCAAGCGATCGGCAAACCGGCGAGGTCTCTTTCAATGCCGATGGCTTCAAACTCTTCAATGCGGCGCTTGTAATACCAAGGGCGATACGCATTGCGGATAACTGAGCGGCCTTCAGGGTTGCCTTTGACCGTTGTGGTGCGGAACAGAAGGCCCTTTTCGATCGGGATGGTTGCTCGAACCCCAGTGGAAGGGTCCAACTGTTCCATTGAGATGAGACCGCCAGCGTCGTCGAAGTACCAGCGGATCAGAGTGTCCTGTGAGCGGATTGGGAGTTTCCGCCAACCGATCTTGCCGTCAGTGAACCGGGAACGCTTAGTCGCATCCTTTTGAGCCGGACCGACTCGCCGCTTGTAAACAATTTCGTGGAATGACCAGCCGTGCAGGAGGAACGACAGGATCTGAGAAAGAGTTGACGACCATGAATCGCTCATGTCGTGGCGGCATGATTCGACGAAGTCGGCGACTTCGAGATCCTTTGCATCGGGTTCTTCGGTGTCTTTGTCTACGTAAGGGTCGACTCGCCATTCAACACGCATCAGGAGACGTTCAATGGCAAACAGCATTGCCCCGATGACCGGATCGTTGTCAGCCATTTCCCGGTATGCGCGTGCGCCCTCGCGCCCGCGAAGACGGTTCAGGAACTCTTCAACAATTACCCCACCGCCTCGTTTGAGACCAGTTGAGCCAAGTTCTTGGAAATCAGCCATCAGCGAGACCCTTGCATCCATCCAGCGCCGCCACCGTCGTGAGGCTGCTTCTTGACTGCTCCGGTAACGCTTTGCTTTGTGGGACCGTTACCGATGCGGAGATTGATAGTGGTTTGGTTGGTGACAGCCGTGACGACAGCGTGGCGGACTCGGCCAGCAGCGGTGCGGTATCGGACAAACGAGCCTGTTCGGACGATGTAAGGCATCAGAAACCTTTCCGTTCGTTGACTCGGGCAAATGCATCCTTCAAAGGGACGCCATCAATGACAAGTCGACGGATTCGAGCCCGCTGCTGCGACGTTGCTCCACCCCAAACACCCCAGCGTTCCTTCAGCCCTGACTGTAAGCAATTGAGTTTCACGGGGCAGTCCTGACAGATACGGGTAGCGGTGACGGTGTCCGGACCGAAGAATGGGCTGCATCCAGTGGCTTCTCGGCGGCACTTAGCGCCTTGCCACCACATTGGGGCCGCAACCCACGGTAGGTTCACTCGCCGTTGTCAACAGAGATTCGGGCAACAAGGGTCAGGGCTTGGTCATCTGAGAATCCGGCCGCGACGAGACTGAGAAACATTTCGTGGATGGCGATGGCCGCTGCGGACATAGGTGTGTCAATGTCTTCGAACGGTTGTTCATCCATAGGCGGCGATCATACATCCCCAGTCGCATTCGGGACAGGGTCACCTTTTTTTGGCTGTTGAGACGACCCAATTGATTGCTTTGATGAGGTTGGCGAGGATCGCTGCGATCAGGATTGCGAGACCGATAATAAGTTTCACGGTGGCTCGGCCGACATAGAAGATCGCCAAGATCATGTAGGGCAGCATGATGACCATCAGGGTTTTGGTTTCCTGTCATTCAATCGCATCCATGCTCCGTGCCATTCGCCGTCAGAATCATGGGATGACAGGACGCCATATTCTTGGTCGTGAGTGACGATTTTGCCGACGAGGTGGCGGAGGTTGAGTTGACAGATGTCGCATTCGTCGTGGGTGATGTCGAAATCAAAGCGTTTCACTGTTGCTCCTTTTGGCTGCCCGGTTCAGCCTTTTGGCAAGGGCTTCGGCACACTTGGTTGCGCTTGACGGCTTGGAGTGGGCGTGAGGACAACGCCCTTGCTCAACTTGACTGTCAACTTTCCGCCACACGATTCCGGAGAAAGAACGAACTCGCTGAGTGACGGGCCGAGGCGTGTTCTTTCGAAGTGACGTTCGTTGGGCCCTGAATTCTCTGACCTTTGGTGATGCTTGCCATTCGGTCATGCTGTTCCTTTCCGAAGAGCCCCTGCCCTTCACTTCAACGGTACCACACCGGGGTTAGGGCTTGGGCCATTCGACGTTAGTCAAGTCAACCGGGCGAGTCGGGGGGATCTGCTCAGTTTGAACCAATCGCATCCGAGAGCCCCGCTTCTTGTACACGGCTAGACGGTAGGTGCGGCCCCGGATCTCGGTAGGGCCGTACTGGTTCCATTCGTCAACCACTGCGTACTTGGCGAAAGCAGCGTGAGCGTCGGTGATCTGAGGGTTACGGCCGAACACTTCGTCGACCGTCACTGGCGTCCATGTGCCATCGGCATCAAACTCGGTGCGGAGTATGTACTTGCGTTTGAATCGAGTTAATCGCATCAGGTTTCCTTTCATTCGGGGATCAGGATGTAGTCGACCCATTTGAGGCCGAACGATGGGCAGCGGTGGTAAACGTCGGCCTTGGCGGATTTGACGTAAACCGTGTTGCGGCATTGGGGGCAGGCGTAGGCGGAGAATCCGGCACGTTGTTTGATCTTGCCAATCGCATCGGCGGCGGCGGC